GAGTGTTCCAAATACAACAACAATTTCAAAAAGTGGTGATACATATTCAATGGCAGGTGCTCTGAATGAAGAAACACTTAAATATTTTCTTGAAGGATTACTTCAAAAAAAATAAAAAAAGCGTTGACTTATATGGTCAAAAAGATATATATTATAGTAATATATAAAAATGGTTATATGGTTTTATGTAAACCATAAATAATAAACGATAAACAATAAAACACAGGAGAAATACAAATGGATATAAATGCAATAAAATCCAAACTCGCAACACTACAATCAACAACTTCCACAAAAGAAAACTTTTGGAAACCTGAACCAGGTACACAAGTTGTTCGTATTGTTCCCTATAAACATAATAAAGAAAACCCTTTTATAGAGTTATTCTTTCATTATAATTTAGGTAACAATAAAACATATATGTCACCAGTTTCATTTGGTAGACCAGATCCAGTTGAAGAGTTTTCAAATAAACTAAAATCAACAGGAGTTAAAGACGAATGGATTCAAGGTAAAAGACTTGAACCTAAAATGAGAACTTTTGTTCCAGTTGTAGTTAGAGGTCGTGAATCTGAAGGTGTTAAATTTTGGGGATTTGGTAAGACTGTTTACCAAGAACTATTAAGTGTTATTGCTGATCCTGATTATGGTGATATTACAGATCCAACAACGGGTCGTGATATTGGTATTGAACGACAAACACCAGCAGAAGCAGGTAATCAGTATGGTAAAACTACTGTAAGGGTAAAACCTAATCAAACAGCGATTACTGAAGATGCAGATCAACTTAAAGGTATTTTCGATAATCAACCAGATTTAACTGAGTTATATACAGAACCAACTTATGATGAATTGAAAGAAGCTTTAAGTAATTTCTTGAATCCATCTGATGGAGATGAAATAGAAACTACTACCACAAGTAATGGTGTAGCTGCTAGTACAACTCCAACTACAAATACTGGAACTACTACTACTAAAACTGAAGTATCAGATGCATTTGACGAATTATTCAATAGTTAATAAGTAAATATTTGGGTGGGATGCACATTTTCACACGCCCGCGGGACATTCAGAACCACACGGACAGTATCACTCTCCCACTCATTTCATCATAGGAGACAATATGTCAGAAAAAGACGAATTGGCTGGAATTATAGCCGATGAACTAAACAAACAATTTAAACATCAACAAGTTGCTTATTTTCTTGATAAAGATTCTAATCCAACTGATGTAACAGATTGGATTTCAACAGGCTCAACAATGTTAGATATAGCTATTTCCAATAAACCAGATGGTGGAGTTGCCGTAGGTAAGATTACTGAATTAAATGGTTTAGAGGGTAGTGGCAAATCTCTTATTGGTTCTCATTTATTAGCTTCAACACAACGAAAAGATGGTATAGCAGTTTACATTGATACGGAATCTGCAGTATCACCAGAGTTTCTTGAAGCAATTGGTGTGGATACAAAGAGTATGTTATATGTACATCTTGAAACAGTTGAAGAAATATTTGATACTATTGAAACAATCGTTACAAAGATTAGAGAATCAGATAAAGATAGATTAGTTACAATTCTTGTTGATAGTTTAGCAGCTGCTTCTACAAAGGTAGAAATGGATGCTGACTTTGATAAAGATGGTTGGGCAACAGCCAAAGCAATTATTATAAGTAAGGCTATGAGAAAGATTACTCAAATGATTGCAAGACAAAAAGTTGCACTTGTTTTTACAAATCAATTAAGACAAAAGTTAGGTGTAATGTTTGGTGATCCTTGGACCACAAGTGGTGGTAAAGCATTACCATTTCATTCATCAACTCGTGTTCGATTTAAGAATGTAGGACAGATAAAAGATGCAAGTAAGAAGAATACAATTGGTATTAAGATTAAAGGACAAGTTATAAAGAACAGACTTGGTCCACCAATGAGAACTGCAGAGTTTCCATTGTATTTTGATACTGGTATTGATGATTATGGTAGTTGGTTAAATGTAATGAAAGAACACAAACTTTTAAAAGTTGGTGGTTCTTGGTATACTTTACCAGAAACAGATATAGATACAGGTGAATTGATTAAAGAACATAAGTTTCAATCAAAAGATTTTGAAAAACTAATGTTAAGTAATCCTACACTTAAACAATATTGTTATGATAGAATTTGTGAAGCTTGTATCTTAAAGTATGATTCAAAAGAACTTGGTGTTGACGATGTAGTTGAAACTGATGAGGTAGTAGATGAACTCTAAAACCGATTTAAATGAAAAATTTATATCTTTTTTAGAACAAACCAAAAACCAAGAACACAAATCAGTAACACATTTAAATGATAGAGTTTTAATTGTAGATGGTCTGAATACATTTATCAGATCATTTGCAGTTAATCCTTCTATTAATGATGATGGAGTACACATAGGTGGTGTTGTTGGATTTTTAAGATCAATAAGATATACTTGTGATATCTTAAAACCATCTCGTTGTATCATTGTTTTTGATGGTAAAGGTGGTTCACCAAAAAGAAGAAAATTATATCCTGAATATAAAGCTAATCGTAAAGTAAAAAAGAGATTAAATAGAAATGTAGATTGGGGAACTGCTCCTCAAGATGAAGAAGAATCAATGAAACAACAAATGGGTAGATTGATTGAATATTTAGAACAATTACCCTTAACTTTAATCTCAATTGATAATGTAGAAGCTGATGATGTAATGGCTTATATATCACAACAAGTTCTTACAGAAAGTGATATATTTTTAATGAGTACAGATAAAGATTTTCTTCAACTTGTAGATGATAGAGTTAAAGTTTGGTCTCCAACAAAAAAGAAACTTTATACTAAAAATGAAATATTTGAAGAATATGGGGTGCATTCACATAACATACTAACATATAGAATATTGGATGGTGATAAATCCGATAATATAGGCGGAATTAAGGGTGCAGGCCTCAAAAGCCTGAAAAAATTCTGTCCGAAAATTTCATGCTTAGAAAAATTTGATGTAAGAGATTTATTAGAATTTGTAGAAAAATCAGATGGAAAAATAAAACTCTTGGAAAATATAAAAAATAGTAGTAATATAGTAAAGAGAAATTATTTGTTAATGCAATTACAAAAGGTAGATATACCTGGACATGTAAAATTAAAAGTACAAGAGGCAGTTAATAGGAAAGTACCACAACTTATTAAACACAGATTTCAAGTAATGTTTTTAAAGGATAAACTATCAAATCAGATAAAAAATTTAGATAGTTGGATTATGGAGTTTACAAGATTAAATAGATTTAGAGGATTAAATGACAGATAAATTAACAAATTTTGGACATACATTTCAAATTAAATCAATAGCTTGTTTGTTAAAAAATCAATCATTCCTTGAACAGATTCATGATATACTTGATGAAAAACATTACGATAGTGATTCTTTGAAATGGATTATAAAGGAATGTAAAAAATATTTTGATGAATATAAAAAGTGTATCACTCTTGATGTGTTCAAAGTAAAAGTTAATGAAGTTGAGAATGATATATTAAAAACATCTATTGTAGAAAATTTAAAAGAAATATTTAGATATTTTGAAGCACCAGATTTAGAATTTATACAAGACAAATGTCTTGACTTTTTTAAGAATCAAACACTTAAAAATGCTATTTTACAATCAGTTGAAATATTAGAATCAAAAGGTGATTATGATCAGATAAAAACTATTGTAGATGATGCTTTAAATGCAGGTACTGAACGAAACATAGGACACGAATATATAGAACATATTGAGGATAGATATTCTGAAACTGCTAGAACAACTGTATCAACTGGTTGGGATGTCATAGATGAACTAACTCAAGGTGGACTTGGTGGTGGAGAACTTGGTGTGATTGTAGCACCTGCCGGTGTTGGTAAGACTTGGGTATTAGCTGCTATTGGTGCTAATGCTATGAAAAATGGAAAACATATAGTTCATTATTCATTGGAGTTGAATGAAGCTTATGTTGGTTTAAGATATGATTCGATATTT